TTAGAACGCCAGATATTGCGCACGAGCACGAGAGCGGGGGACCACTCTTCTTGCGGCTGCGGCTCATCAATCAAATCATCCAGCCCTGGCACTAGCCCGCCGTCGATGAAGTCATCACCTGTCTTTTTTTTCTTAGTCATTCCTTTTAACCCTGTTTGCCCGTTGGCTGAGCGCCTCGCGTATCGGCCGGTGCGACGACTCGCCGAGCACTCGCGCTGGTGATTCTTTGCCGCTGCTTGGCCTGGATAGAATATCGTCCACTTTATCCAGCTGCTCTTGGGTGATCTTCGGCCACGGTTTTTCCATTACATCTTTCATTGTTGCCCCTTGTTGCTGGGCGGCTTATTCCGCCCAGCTACAGCTATTGCGTTAGCCCTTACGCCACCATAGGCACGGTAAAGTCAACATCTGCCACCACTGCATGCGCTGACTCATCGAGCACTTTTAGCGTCCAATCGACAATCATTTGCCGTTTGTCAGCCAGCCCCGTTTTGGCTAGTGGCTCGACCAGATAGCCATGCAACAAGCCCTGGCGCACGTGCTCTGGATCGATCAAATACACGTTGCAATCAGCGACTGCTGTTACCTGCATAGTGCGGCTTGGGATAAGCTCAAGTGCGGCAAAATCTGAATAGAACACATCAACCGCGCCCTTGGCCGTTGCCATTGCCTGGGTCTGCCCCACTTCGCTGGTCATCGGCGCTATTGCGGCTTCAGCCGTGTAGAAATATTCCGATATCCTGCGTTTCATTGTTGGAGTTGTGAAAAGTTTGGACACATCGCCGCCCTCTTCATACACCGCTTGGGCTGCATCGCGTAACAGCGTTTCAGTCAGTGCCCGACCTGTGCCCAGTGTCGGCGCATCCACAATATTTGGACTAGTAGCACCATAGCCACCGTCAGCGCCCAGAGCGCCCCGGAAAGCGTTAGTAGTTAACCACGCGCCAAAGCCCGCAGACAGGCCCGCTACAGCTGAGCCGTCATCGGCTCTTGATGCTTGCTGCCCTTGCATGATCGCATCCACATCGCGCCGTAATTCGCGTTGTCGCATCATAATGTTATAGGCCAGCGAGTCTTGCATACCGATAACCTTTGAGTTGCGCGCACGGGTACTTACAAATACCCATTTGCCCGATATCTGGCAGTGGTTGTTTACCCTGGTGCCCACGTTGCTGTCATCGGTGCCAGCATCAGCGCCGTCAACAAGTGCATTGTTAACGTCGATCGCCTGGAGCTTGTCTTGCGTCCAGCTGGGGTTAGAGTTGTGAACTGGGTCTGGAGTGCCCAGCATTTCAGTGAATAGAAGAGGTATGTGTGAGATATCCCATATCTCATTCATTTTATCCTCTTCTACGATTCCGCCGTCAACAGCCGCTTTTAGGTCAGCGCTGTCCAAATTTCCCGTTGCCATGATATAACCTCAATTTAGTAAATCAGATATTGCGCTGAGCTTTTCGTTACGCGTAGCGCTCGGTGTTTTTGCGTGCCTGACTTTGGCCTGTAGTTTGGTTTGCACCGATGCTCTCTTGCTCTTGCCGGTTGATTTTGGAATCGGGTCGTCTTTGACTTTGGCATGCTTGATTTGATTCTCTCGCTTGGCCATATCACGCGTGAATTTGAGTAATCGGTGATCGAGCACGCCGTCAACCTCTGATCGGCTGAAACCGTAACCCGATAGCAACTCGTGCATCTGTTCAAAGTCTTTCGATCTCTCGATATCGTTTGACCATTCTGGTATTGCACTAAGCACCGCCCGCCGCTCCCTGCCCACGTTCTCGCCATGTATTGACTCTAGGCGCGTAAGTATTTCAGGATGCAATGAGTTAGTGCGCACGCCAATATCAATTAATTGCTCGATCTGGCGCTTTGCTACCATTACTTCATTCTCTTGCGTGGTCTTTCGTGTCTCAAATTGCTCATGATCTCCACGTAGCTTTTCAAGCTCTCGATAACCGTCTTTCAATTCGCCCAGCGTTGCCGTTTCGTCTTTACCTACCGTAATCTCTACGTCATATAGGTCTTTGGTTTCTATCTCCATCGATTCGGCAAGCTCTTTGAGTGTCACAGGCTTGTCATTTTCATCGGCGTCACTGCTATCCAGTGGTGCGCCCTGGCTGTCTAGGCCGGTACTACTATCTGATTTGTCGGTGTCTCCACCTGGGGTTTTATCGGCGTCTCCGCCCTTGCTTTCATCGTCAGCTGGCGCTGCCCGCCGCTGCTCGATATCGTCAACGCTCCGCTTGGGAACGCCTTCTAAAATATTAGTTACATCAGTAACCAAGTTTTGATTCGGTGCTGTGTCGCCCTGGTCGCTGTCAACGTCCATTAGTGTGGGTACTCTGGGTCAGCTGCCACTGCGCGCTCGGTCGCCATGTATTTAATCTGCCCTAGCACGTCACGGATCGCGCTAGCTTGATACCACAGCGCGTTGCGCACATCTGACTGTGTTGCATCAGCCCATTGTTTGTAATATTGCTCGTCCAATCGTTCAGCTATATCCTGAAAGACCCGATTCTCCAGCAGCCGCCGTGCTTCTGTCATCAGCGGGTTGTTCTTTATCTCACTGGCTGGCTGCGCCATTTATCTGCCCCTTTTGTTGGTTTTCAAATAGCAGCTGCTGGCGCTCCAAATCGAGCGTAGCTGTGCCCACAATTTTAGCCTCTTCGATTTCCGCATCAAGCCGCTCTTTCGCGTAGTCAAATAACAGCTGCGTATCATGCTTGTATTTGTCAAGCTGGCCTTGCATTGCAAAGATTTGCTGCTGTTGCTGCGCTTGCTGTTGCATCGCTTGCTGTTGCGCTTCTTGCGCTTGCTGGTCTGCTTGCTGCTTACTCTCTGCCACTTGTTTGGCTTCATCTGACTCTGGATCAACCCAGTATTGCTCGACATTATCCAGCCCCGCGGTGCGCGACCAGTCAGTGATAGAGTTATACACGCCGCGTTTGTCAACTATTACGCCCTCTTGCCCATTGCTGATGAATTGCAATTGCAGGCTTGTGACTTGGGACAATGCCATAAGCCGTTGCGTTTTCTCGCCACGTGACAAGCCCGTCAGCACATTTACATTGCTGCGCTCTGGCCACTGGCTGGGGTTGGTTTGCACCCATTTGCCGTTGAGCTTGGCCGTCAGCTCCCCAGGCATCTGAGCGCGCAAGGTTTGATGCACAAGTAGGTATGTTTCACGTATTAGGGTATTGGCTAGGCTGGCCGTCATCATCGCGGCCAATTGTTCTTTGACTGATAGCTGACGCTCTACGCCCTGGTCGCCCACGTTTTTGGCAGCTAGCTGGAACTCAGCAGCGCCGAGATCTAGACTGGCACCGGCACGCTCGCTGCGTGTCTTATCCTGATAGTCGAGCAGCGCTTTGATGGACTGACCCATATCGGTGGTTATCAGCTGGCGCACGCTGGCTGGATCGCGAGAGCGTATACCGCCATTGCGCGTGCTCATTACGTCCGCCTCTTCGGTGCTTACTGGGTTGTAGGCCACTTTGATAGTGTTGCCGCCCCTGGCGTTATCGTGCCACTGGCGCAGCCCGTCGGTCTTGCTGTCTTGAATCGTGCGCAGCTTGTCATAGATACTTTGGCCGTGTAATCGGTGCGGGACAATAAACGGCGACCCCGTTGAGATCGGCACCCAGGCTGCTGGCTCATCGAGCAGCACCTCATTGTGTGCCAAGTGGAAGTGGCGCAATGTGCTCTGGCCGTTTTGCTCTTTATCAATCTGCGCGTGTATATCCCACGTCTCTATCATGCGGTTGGCTGGGTCTACCGCAAAATCATCGGCGCTGTCGGTCTGCTTGCGTGCGGTGCTGTTGCTGTTCAGATCGGCGTCAATACCTGGCAGTTCTTTGATTACTGACAGTGGATAGCCCATGCCTACCAGATCGGACTGGGTTAGCAGCTTGCGCTCCGCAACAAAGCGGCAATCGCGCAAATACTGGCTGTCATGATCATGACTGTACACCACATTCTCTGGTGCGAGCGATTCAACGCGAAGTTCGCGGGTATGGGTGAACTCTTTGTACGTTACAGTTGACGTGTCGCCAGTTGCTTCAATGTCCATTATCTCGACGTGCTTTGCCGTGTCATTCTCATCGAGCTTTGCCTGTATCTGGAACTCCATCTGCTCAGATTCAATGAACGTGCGGTCACTGTCATGCATCTCAACGTAGACTTTGATAAACCCGTTTTTCAGCAGAAGCGCGTCTTTGATTGCGCTGACCAGCTGCACCCATGCAGTGTTCTTGCCCGCTACCATATAGGCTACAAAATCAGTCTCGAGCTGGGCTGCAGGCTCATCATCCTGGCCCGCTGCCTCAAACTGTATCAGTGTCTCCTGGGTCAGTATCGGTGCGATATTAGCGAGCACCGCTTCCACCATATCTGACACATCACTCGATTGAACTGCTGATTTGCCCGCAACTTCATCGCCGCGAGTAGTGTTAAAGAAGTACTCCAGTGCCTTTTCACGGTTGGCTGACAGCTCATCAAAGTCAGTGCCCTGAGCTGCAACCAGCTCCTGGCGGAGTATGCCTACTATCTCGGTTTTGGTGAGTGCCATTAAATAACAGACCTATCATGCTCAGTGTGATCGAGCGGCCCGAAACTAATCGGCGTTTTTGGTGTTATCGCGTAGTACCTGGAGCTGTCACAGTAATCGGTTGTCCAATTCTGTATTGGTGCGTTGCCAAACTTGTTTCGCTTGGCGTCCCACTCTGCCCTGTATTGTCGGTGCGCGCTGATGCTATCGGCGCACGCCTCGCGGTCAATTACCATCCTTGGCAGTAGCAATCTAACTTGGTCGATACCGTCTTGAACAGACATTGACGGCGCAATGTCGAAATCTACACCCAAGTTGTGTGCCGTGTCAATCCTGGCAACCCCGGTGCCGATCTCGCGTACCCTGATATCGTGCGGTGCAATGTGCCTTGAATAGTTGTATGGCTTGCGCCCTAGTGTCTCGATCATTTCAGGCAAACCCACGCCGGTAAAGGTTTCCACGTCTATCATGCGGTGCTCACCGCCCGCTATCTGCCAGTAGTGCTGAACTGTCAAATGCTTTACCCCTAAATCCCAGGATGTTAAAACTTGTAACCCTGGGTCATGCGGTACTTTGGTTATCCTGCCCTCATGTTCCATCAGCTCCATTGCTTTGCCGTAGTAAGAGCCTTTAATGGCTGCGGTGAAGCTACACAAGTACTCTTGTTCGAACTCTTCACGCGTGATCTCTTTGGTGATCGATATGATCTCATCAGCTGAAATTGCACCCGTTTGATCCACTTTATACATGGCCCGGCACCAGCCCTCAAGCTCTGCCGCTTGATACCACTTCTCACTAAACTGGTTCTCACCAAATGGCGTGCCAATAAACAGCGCCCCGCCCATTCGATCTGATAGCGCTGGCCTAAACACTTCACCCCACAAGCCTGGATGCATCTGCGCATACTCATCGAGCACCACATAATCGGCGTAGAT